TCACCAGCAGGATTTAATATTGCTGTAGCACTAGCTGCTGGAAGTGTTTGTGGAGTTACACCGCTGTCAATATATAACTCACCATAAGCATGACCAGAGGGGAAAGACCAAGCACCGCTGCCACTACCGTTAGCACGATATACTTGTCCTTCTAGTGCGGTAGATGCACCTTTAGGTTCGTGCAACTGAGGATCAGTGAGCACTGCGTGCTGAATATTAGCCATCTATGTCTCCAAAAAAGAAAGGGAAGAATCCCGCTACGCAGGAAACTCCCCTATCAAGTTACATTACAAGTAGCTTACAGCTAGTGTGCCGGAACCAGCAGTGAATGCACCAGTGATTGCAACATCCAATGTGTCAGCAGTAGCGTAGGTCTTAAACACTTGAGCACCAGTATCGGTAATACCCTTAGTGTATGCACCAGCACCCACAATGCTTGCACCAGCAGTTAGGTTAGCTGTAGCACCTTGTGCAGCAGTTACGAAACCGTCTGCACCACTACCATCGCCAACTTCAACCTTAGTACCACCTAGCCATGCTGTACCAACGGTTAGCACAACACCAACAACAGCAGCACCAGCAGGTAGAGGGACGTTAACACCAGTGGATTTATAGTCAAAGGTTACATAGGCTGTTTTAATAGCACCTTCACCTTCAGCTACTGCACCAGCAACTTCGGGAGTATTAGGGCCAAAACCAACGACTAGGCCATCGGCATTAGTCCAAGTAGATTTACGAGTCATTTCAAATTCCTTTATGTGTTAAAAACACTAGGAGAGAATTCCCCTAGTGTTAGTTAGTTTAGATGGTTGATTTAGAGATAATAGACACTAAGCACTCAGGACGATAGAGCTTGAGGCCAAAGCGTGCGTTCATCACATATTCATCACGGCGTAGGTCTTTGTTGCGCTCGTATTCAACACGAGGCATTTGACGGTAAGCACCAACGAAAGGAGTTAGATCACCACCAACAGACATAAAGACGTTAGTTACAGGTGATGTAGGAGCAGATACGCCACCAATAGCAGTATCAGTAGGGGTAGACAAGAAGTTAGAAACATAGACATCAAAGCCAAAGATGTTCTTAACGAAACGCATACCAGTAACTTCGTTCACGAAACCACCGTTAACAATACCACCAAACTGTGGGTTGTTAATGAAAGCTTGTGCGCCAACTAGTTGGTTAAACACATACTCTTGTGATGGGTCGATGATCGCAACACGGCTACCACCAGCTTGAGCTTTGTCTAGGGCAAATTTAGCCTTAGCAAAGTCATCTAGGGACAACACAGTGTTAGTAGCACCAGAAGCAATAAAGCGGTGTGCAGCACCGTTAATGCTGTTAGCATCGTTTAGAGTTTGGGTATTAGCCAAAGAGAACACAGAACCTTCCAAGTTTTCATCCAAGGCACGGCGCATCTTGGTTGGAAACATACCGATGAGTTGCTGAGCGTAGTAGCTATCTTGCTTGGCCTTATCTGTGATGAAGGTAGCAGATTCCACATAACGGTCAATGGTGAAGTTGAATTCACCAGTGTCCATTGCGTCATATACAACGGGGGTTAGTTCAGCAGTCTCTCGCATTGGGAGTTCACCAATGGAAGGGATAGTGAATTGGTTGCCATCAGGGAAACCATTTAGCATACGCACGTAGCGTGTGCCCATTAGTTGTTCTTGTAGAACATCTTTTAGTTCAGCAGACCAGAGTTCTGCACGAACCAAATTCTCATTAACTTTTGCGTAATCAACACCAGCCATTTAAATTCTCCTTATTGACCAAAATACAAGGTCGGGTTTTTAGAAACAGTTTGTTGTAGCTTATATTGAAATTCTTGTGACCAATAGGTATTAGGTTCTTCTTTGCGTACTTTAGCAGCCCACTCTTTAGTTCCTTCTACTCTACTACGATCACCGCCATTTGAAGCTACGGAAGTAGTATTCACTGAACCAGTATCAAAGTTATTTGTTGGGAGCATTGAACCACCACCAAATAAAAATACAAACTCAGCCGGATCGGTAGCAGCTAGTTCCATAAGAATACGGGCTTTATCAGGGGTTGAAGCTTTTAACTTAAACATCTGTTCTGCCTTATCACCAAACTTCTCTTTCATAAGAGCGTCAGCTTTAAGTAGATTGCCATTCTTAGTATCTTGCTGTTTACGGCCCTCTAACGTCTTCTCTACAAGCTGTTGCACAACATCAGGGGTTAAGCCCTGTACAGGAGGATTGTCGGCCTCTGGTGCACCATTTTGCTTTGACATACGTTCCAAAACCTCGTCAATGGTTCTAGCTGAAGCTGTCTGCTCACGTAGTTTACGGTTTTCCTCTTTCAAGGTTTCGATAAACTGGTCAGCATTGTTATATGCTTTAGCTAAGTCATCTGGGGTTTTGTATTTTTGCGTTTCACCCACAAGGGCAGTGAAAAGCGATCCATCAGTTGTCGCTGCTGGTGTATTAGCTGGAGGATTGTCGTTCTCGTCGCTAAAAATTGTTGCATTGGTCATGCGAAGTTCTCCTAAAAAGTGGTAGCCTTAGAGTAGGCTATTTAAAAAACGTCATCCTTTTGCACTGTCAGGTAACATTGAGATGATGAAATCGTAGGCTTTAGCTTGTCCTAAGTTGAATGCTAACTTAGCATAATGATTAGGACAGTCAAAGTCATCTTTTTTAATACTGTTAATATCATCCTTTAAAGCTAGTAATGTATTATATAAAGCTTCTAAAGTATAACTACTGTTATTCCAAGCTTTAATAAATTCTTCATTACTACTATCTTTAGGTTTATTATTTAATAATAGTTTATTCATAAATACCTTATATATAAATTATTATATAATAGTATTAATATATATTATTATATATAAGAATACTACTATATAGTATATATATTATATTACCACATTTATTCAGGTATGTCAACCTGTGGCCCTTCGGGGCTAATGGTTGCTTCAGTTTGTATATCTTCAGATACCTGATTCATAAGTCGTTGTGTTTCAGCTTGTTCAAAGATCATTGCGTTGTCTTGGACAATGCGGTAGTTTTGCCAGCCTAGATTCTCTTCCAAAGCCTTAGCAATAGCTTTACCACTAATATGAGCAGCAACAGTTGGCATAGCTTGAACAGCCGCCATAGTCTGGGACAACTCTTGGACAAATCTAGCTTGTTCACCATAATGTCTAGCCCCTAAAGGATAAATCTTACCAGCAGCCATTAAGTCATCTTTAGTAATTTCAACAAAAGAAACTGTACCGTAATCTTCATCAATTGATCGAATACGCTCAACACCTTCAAAGTTACGTACAGACTCAGCCAACATGCCGTTTAGTAGCGGTTCTAAGATGTTTCGTTCAAACCAGCTTACCTTGCTTTGGAAAATACGTCCAGCAGCGTTCTCTAAGCTCTGTACCTCGTACTTTGTCTTCTCGCCGGGGGTACGTATACCCATAGCCTGTTTAGGCGCTCCTGCAAGCTCTTCCATGCGGTTCATAAGCTCGTTAATCTGCATGTCAGCTTGTAGTGCTGTAGCATCAGGACGTAAGAAGGTTAGACTACCCTCATCACCAACGAACACAGTGGCTCCGGGTTCGTATTCAAACTCTTCAACTGTATTACCACCAACCACCATAACAGGGTAGGCAATCAAGTCAAATACGTCTGCCTTCAAGTTCTCTAGATGGTCAATGCGGTATTGCATACCAACCAACTGGTCTAGTGGCCCTTGTGCCCATAGGTTGTCAGTACGTAATCTCCAACCGCAATGGTACATAGGCTTGCTACCAGTCCACATAGGATTAGGTTGTTTACGTAAAACCCACTTACGGTCGATAATTGTCACTAACTGGTTGCGTAAAAGCGACTTTGTATCTGGATCATAAATGTCACCCCAGAACTCTAGCAACTCAACCATGTCACTTTCTAGGTATTCATCAGCACTACCAAAGCCATCAATAGCCATGTTCAACTCTTTCTTGAACTCTGGATCATCACGATAGTTTTGACGGAACTGTAGTGCCTTATCTAGCACACCCTTGCTATAGTTAAGTGCTGGCTTAGTTTCAATGTCAGTCATTAGGTCGCCAAGAGACTTAAGCATACGGCGAACAACAGGTGTCTTGTCGAATGTCTCAGCTAGCGGGTTAAACACAATGTCTGTAGGATTGATACGATAGGCTTTAGGGCCAATATAACGAGTAACAACATTACCAGTTTCATCACTAATAGTGTCACGAACGTAGTCGTAAGTAGCAACCACGTTACCAAAGTCAATGTAGTCATAGACAAGTTGAGATACAAGAAGTTGAAAGTTAGAAGCTTTTAGCTTCTGTTTCATGTAGTTAGTAATGGCATAACGCTTTTTAGTTAACTCAACAGCCTTATCTGTAGCTTCCCAGAAAAACCAATTCTCAGAAGGAAACAATGCAGCCATGTAGTTAGCGTGCAAGTTATCCCGAATCTGAGTTAGCTTAGGTGTTACAGTGGAGTTTTTCCACGGCAACTTACTGTTACTAGTTTTACGTGTATCAGTAGCAAACAAGTAGTTACGTAACTCTTGTTGGTCTGATTTCCACACAGCACGGGATGTATCCCATCGAACCCACATATCAGCAATTTTATTTGCTAGTGCATCGTCATCAAAACTTACTTGTACGTTTTCGTTCATATTGTCCTCTTAGTAGGCTACGCCGCCAAATTTAGAATTAAATGCAATGATGTTTGATTTTCTACCCCATGTCCTACTAGAGACAGGGGACTTACAAATCTCAACACAAGCGGCAAAAGCATCTTTAACGTCATCATGCTCAGGGTTGTTCATAATTAGTTCCTCTTCTAACACCTGACAGTTACCACCTTTGTAGTGCCAAATCTGGTTGTTTGTATAACGAGGTTCTAAGATAGAAGCAATGCGTTCTGCTTTGTTCATTGTCCTAGGTGGGTTGTATTCATCAATTGTAAACACAATGTTTTGACTACGCATGTAATCTCTAAACTGACTTACAATGAGTCGCTGTGCAGCTACCACTTCACAACGCATCTTTTTAAATCGCCACTTTCTAAACACTGCTTCAGCCCTGTCATACATGACTGAAATCTTATTTGTTTTAAACCTATCAATGTCAAGTACGTAGTAGTTGTTATCTTCATCAACACCTACCACAGCAATAACAGTGTAGTCTGAGTGGTTACTAACTGTGTAAGCGAAGTCCATAGCTGCATACACATGTAGAAGTTTATCACCAAAATACCAAGCCCCACTAAAGTTCTCAATTTTATCCTTCTCATAATAGTTAAATCTACTACGATCAATAAGCTGTGTTTCAACAGCATTAGGATTATTGTAGTATTGGGCATAAAACTGTGTAATGTCCAAATACTTTGCTTTTTTACGGGCTAACTCTCGTTGATCGAATCCGAATGTCTTACCATCAGTACGCCGTTGTTTAGGCCATAGAAACTCACCGTTAGTCTCTACAACACGTTCAAACGTTTCGTACACTTCATTCTCAATCTCTTCATCTGTGACTTCATCGTAATAAGTCTCACTCATTTCCATCATGTCTTTATACAAGTCACCGGGATGATAACGAGTACCGACAGCCCATTCTCTAGCACCTGTAGATTCAATGGACGATAGTTGTGAATAAAACGCACGTACTTGGTCACGACCAATTTGTGAGTAGGCATTATCTGGTACTACTACGTCATCCAGCACAGCTACAGAGCAATGTAGACCAGTAACGTTAGCAGTGATACCAGCAGCCTTAATGGTTGCATCACGAACACCCTCTGCTTTACGCTTAGGATGGTCTACACTGATTTCATCAGCAGCCCAACGCTCTCGTTTACCTTCCATATCGTTAACCATTTCAGGCCAATAGAAACGGTAAATGTCAGAAACTAGTATATCTTTAACAGCTTTTAACTGCTTTTCAGCCAAGTTAGCTGTAGCTGACACGTACAACACAGTGGCATCTGGATGTTTAGTGATGTGATGTGCTACACGATAGGCAATCATTGCACTCTTCTGGTGATCCCGAGGAAGAAGTACAAGTTGGTTATCCTTAGCATCTTGACGTTGCCACCAAGCACACAACTCCTCATGCACAGCCCCTAGTACACGGTGGGGTGCAACAAGACGAATGAACGTAAGCAAGTCTTCTTCTGCCGCTTGTTTTACTAGTTCTTTTTCTGTTAACATTTCCACTTTCTAAGTGCCAAAGCTTTACGAGTAGGGCTACCATCAGGCTTCTTCATTGGGCCTTTAACACCCTCCATACGGGCACAAAACGATTTCTTACGTGGGCCACCTTCTGGTTGAGGAGCTTTAAGGTTGCTACCAGTCTTAGAATTATAGTAAGCTCGACCTTTAGCGTTAAGTCCACCTTCAGGATTCTTATGTTCTTTGCGTAATGACACGCCTTTTTTCTTAGCCATTACTTGCCTTTCTTTGCAGTTTTTGCAGACTTCTTAAAGTCTTTAGCACTAGGTGCACCTTTTGCACCAACTGAACGCATCTTCTCACCACTGCCTTCTTTAATGCGTTTACGTTTAGCATGAATGTTTGCGTATAATCCTGCTTTCATTTCATACTCCCGTTCTTAGTGCGTGAAAAACTACGGTTACTAGACTTAGATACAGCACGTAAATTACCTCGACTGGTACCACCACCTTTACTTAGTGGTTTCTTGTGGTCTACATCTTTACCATCACCCTTACTTACAACACCTTCTTTTTCAAGTTGTCTACGAGCAGCATTGCGTTTAGCTCTATCTTTAACAACGGAAGGCTTACCATCGTAAGCTTGTTGTTTTTTATAATCGCGCTTACCATTTGTCATGTACGGCATATTAACTCTCCAACAACAGATATTCACCTGTTTCTAAAAGAATATCATCACCATTTTCTAATAACAAATTGTTAGCAAGTGCTGCGCCTACATCATTCCAAAATTGAACAATCATATCGTCAACAGCGCCTGTGTAACCAAATGACAAAAGATAAGCTTTCCACTTATCTTCAATTGCACCTGTAGTATATCCTCTAGCAGTGAGAAACTGATTTTCAGCATCACGTAGAGAATAAGTAGTAGCGCCGTTAGCCCTATAAAAGGATAATTCCATATCCTCTTGTGTGCCTACATAACTAAGTCCACGCAACGCATTCCACTTAGCCTGTGTATTAATAGTCATTTACGACCTCCAATTACAATTCCGAAACGAGCCATATCACCAGCAATACGACTTGGTAAAGGGGGTAGCTCCACCTCTTCCTTTTTAGGGCGTCCTACGGCCTTTTTAACCCCTTCCTGAGCATATCCTTTATCAGCCAACCATTTAGCAGCAGCAGTGCCTCCGGGTTGTTTAGCGTGACTCTTGATTTGATGTATGGCTTCAGAACGAAGTTTAACTTCCAACTCTGATTGCCACTTGT